TGTTTACGAAATTTCACAAACAATACACATTCCGCCTTACGCAACTATTGTAGGTGCAGGCGAAGATAAAACTATATTTAGAGCATCATCAGGTTTCTCAAACGAGATGTTTGTTACTCAGAATTTAGAAGGCACTCCTGGCGTTCCAGCAAGTAGATCTACTACAACAAGTCTCAATCAGCCAAGAAACATCTTAGTATCTGGAATGACTATCCAAAGCAACAATCAAAAATCGTTAATCGTAGATTGCTGTGCAGATAGTGTTTTTGAAAATATTAAGTTTTTAGGATCATTTGAATTAATTAACAGTAATTTTAGTGCAAGTGATATTGCCATTGAAATTAAAGCTCTCAGTCAAGCTGTTACATCTTCAAATAACATTTTTAGAAATATTTCCGTTAAAGGCAAAAATCTTGGATTAGTTGCAGATGATGATGTTATCAACAACACATTTGAACACTGTAAATTTTATGAATTATTTGAAGGGGTAAAGCTAGGAGCCTACACTATATTAGGATCGCCTGGGCAAAGTTATGGCCCTAGACATACCAAGATTAACAATTGTACATTTGACCAAATAAAACGCATGGCAATTAGTGTGATAACAGGAACTTCTAACACTAGCGAGTCTAATAAATTCTTTAGTGTAGGCAATAATGGCGGCAGCCCAGAAAATGCAGCCTGGCCTGTGATCAAGTTTGATACAGCAAACAATCAATCAATAGGCGATTGGTTTGCACGTACAGAAGAACTAGGCTTTGACAGTAGGTATAGCACCGCAGTTTATATTCCTGAAGTTGAAGGAAACAGTATAACTGAAATAGAGTTTACAAAGACTATTCCTATTAATGAAGTGCCTGTGCCTACTAAGTTATTAGGCTTTGCAGCAGACAGAGAAAAAACTATCGAAGTTGAATACGTATATAAAAGTGAAACTATCGTAGCAACACGAACAGGAACATTGCACATTACAATTAATCCAGCATACAATTTATCACAAATTACAGACGACTTTGACTTTATTGGAGGATCTGCATTAGATACAGAGAAATTAGAATTTTCTGTAGCATTAGTTGATAATAATTCAGATTCTTTACTTGACACATTGGACCTAAATGTGTTAAACTTAACTCAAAACGATAACGCACAATTGGAATACAGAGTTAAGATAAAATCCTAATGTTCAACCAAACATACGAAGACCGATTAGTCTCTTGGAGAGAATTTCGAACCAAACTCGAAACATCACAAGACCCTATACAACAGACTATTGACTTTTATAATTCTGCTCCTTTATGCAAAATTGCAGCGGATCCTTTTACACCTAGCACATGGCCTGACCCTTGGGAACTTTTAGAGGAAAATAATTATTGTCCCTTCGTAAAGATATTAGCGATTTGTTACACCTTACAATTAACAGACGTTTTATCCCAAGCATCGTACATGATACATATTGTACAGGATCGAGAGAATTCTGCAACATATTATCTATTATACATCAACAACCGTGTGGTTGGATACAAGGGAGACACACATGTTCATATTGATGAATTACCATCAAATCTGCATTCGCAATGTGAGCATACCCTACCAAGACTACAATAAATATTTCATTGAATAAGGAGAAAAAATGTCTAACGGGATTATGATCGTCAAGCGTGACGGCGGCAAGGAACACATTAACATTGATAAAATCCACAAGGTAGTAATGCATGCCTGTGAAGGTTTAGCAGGTGTTAGTGCAAGTCAAATTGAAATGAATGCAAATTTACAATTTTATGATGGCATGAGCACAGCAGAAATACAAGAAGTGCTTGTACGCAGTGCAAATGATCTTATCTCTTTAGATGCTCCTAACTATCAATATGCTGCCGCGAGATTATTATCTTATGGAACAAACAAACAGGTTTTTGGTGAATATGAACCCATTTCCTTGTATCAAATGATCGAAAAAAATATTGAACGTGGCGTATATGACAAAGAAATATTAGAAAAATATTCTGCTGAAGAAATTGACCGTTTAGATAGCTATATACATCACAAGCGTGACGAAAACTTTACATATGCAGGCTTGCGCCAAGTTGTAGATAAGTATCTTTGTCAGGATAGATCATCAGGAGAAATTTTTGAGACTCCGCAGTTTATGTACATGATGATTGCAGCAACACTATTTGCAAATTATCCTAAAGAAGACAGAATGCACTATGTAAGGAGATACTACGATGCGACCTCACTTTTTAGAATCAACATACCTACACCCGTTATGGCTGGTGTCCGTACCCCTGTTCGTCAGTTTGCTAGTTGTGTCCTGGTTGACAGTGATGATACTCTTGACTCCATTTTTGCTAGTGACATGGCTATTGGCCGTTACACAGCGCAACGTGCAGGGATTGGTATCAATTCTGGAAGAATACGGGGTGTAAACTCAAAGATACGTGGCGGTGAAGTAGCACATACAGGTATCATTCCTTTCCTAAAGAAGTTTGAATCAACTGTTCGTTGTTGCACACAAAATGGTGTACGTGGTGGTTCAGCTACTGTGCATTTTCCGTTTTGGCATCAAGAGATTGAAGACATTCTTGTGCTAAAGAACAACAAAGGTACAGAAGACAATCGTGTGCGTAAGCTAGACTATTCAATTCAACTTAATAAAACAATGTATGAACGTTTGTTATCTGGAGGAGAAATTACTCTTTTCTCGCCGCACGATGTTCCAGGTTTGTACGAAGCATATTTTGGTGATGCTGACAAGTTTAAAGAGATGTATGAAATGTATGAACGCAAAACCAGTATCAAGAAAAAGAAAATTGATGCTATGGAATTGTTTTCAGATCTAATCAAAGAACGGGCAGAGACAGGACGTATCTATATTATGAATGTAGATCATTGTAATACACACAGTTCATTTAAAGATACAGTTTATATGAGTAATTTGTGTCAAGAGATTACACTTCCTACAAAGCCCTTGCAACACATAGATGATCCAGATGGCGAAATAGCACTGTGTATTTTGTCTGCTATTAATGTAGGTGTAATTAAGCATTTAGATGATTTAGAAGAGTTGTGCGATCTTGCTGTAAGAGCATTAGAAGAAATTATTGATTATCAGCGTTACCCTATTGCGGCAGCAGAAAAATCTACTAAAGCAAGACGTTCGTTGGGCATAGGCTATATCGGACTCGCACATTATCTAGCAAAACATAGAGTAAACTATGCAGATAGTCAAGCATGGAAATTGGTGCATGATCTTACAGAAGCATTCCAGTACTATCTATTAAAGGCCAGCAACAAATTAGCGCAGGAAAGAGGTGCTTGTGAGTATTTTGAGCGCACTAAATACGCTGAAGGCATCCTTCCTATTGACACATATAAAAAGGATGTAGACACGATTGTAGAAAACAAATTAAGTTATGATTGGGGTGGTTTACGCAATGCTATTAGAGAACACGGGCTCAGACATTCGACTTTGTCCGCACAGATGCCATCGGAGAGCAGTTCTGTTGTGTCAAACGCTACCAACGGAATTGAACCACCCCGCGGCTACCTGTCCGTTAAGAAGTCGAAGAAAGGGCCTCTTAAGCAGATTGTTCCACAGTATCAAAGTTTGAAAAACTATTATACGTTATTGTGGGATATGCCATCAAACGAAGGTTATATCAATGTAGTTGCAGTAATGCAGAAATTCTTTGACCAAGCTATATCAGGTAACTGGAGCTATAATCCAACTAATTATGAAAATAATGAAGTGCCTATGAGTGTAATGATTCAAGACTTGTTAAATACGTACAAGTATGGTTGGAAGACTTCTTATTATCAGAATACCTATGATTATAAGACTGATCCAAGTGAGATAGAAGAAGAAAAAACACAAGAGACTCTTCTGCCTGCTGTTGATAGTTTAGATGAAGAAGAAGCATGTGAAGCTTGTGCGATTTAACTTGACAAGTTTCGACAATGAGTTTACAATAGATTAATAAACAAATTATAGGATATAGAATGTCAAAGACAGTTTTTAACAAAGAAAAAGTCGACTTCACAAAACAGCCAATGTTCTTTGGAGCAGACCAAAACACACAGAGATATGACACATTTAAGTTCCCTGTGTTTGACAAACTTAACCAGACTATGCTGGGTTATTTTTGGCGCCCAGAAGAGGTTAGTTTACAAAAAGATCGCGCAGATTATCAAAATTTTAGACCAGAGCAGAAGCACATCTTTACAGCAAACCTAAAGTATCAAACACTACTAGACAGTGTACAAGGGCGTGGCCCATGCCTAGCCTTTTTGCCACACGTAAGTTTACCTGAGCTAGAAGGCTGTATTGTTACTTGGGACTTCTTTGAAACTATCCACTCACGCTCTTATACACACATTATGAAAAATGTATATGCAGACCCAAGTGAAGTATTTGATACAATCTTAGATGACGAAAAAATTCTAGCACGAGCGCAAAGTGTAACCAAATATTACGACGAGTTCAACGAAGCGGCTGATGCGTTTATGCATCGTGGTGAAGGCAATATGCGTGATGTCAAAAAGAAACTGTATCTAGCTATGCAGACTGTAAATATTCTAGAAGGACTACGTTTCTATGTAAGTTTTGCATGTACATTTGGTTTTGGCGAACTAAAACTAATGGAAGGCTCTGCAAAAATTATTTCACTAATTGCTCGTGACGAAGCACAGCACTTGGCACTGAGTACGCACGTATTGAAGTTGTGGGCACAAGGCAAAGACGATCCAGAAATGGCAGCTATTGCAAAAGAGTGTGAAGATGAAGTTTATGATCTATGGCGTGAATGTGTTGCTGAAGAAAAGGACTGGGCAGAATATTTGTTTAAAGATGGTTCTATGATTGGTCTTAACTCTACATTACTACATCAGTATGTAGAATACATTGCAAACCGTCGCCTAAAGGCACTAGGTATGCAAGCAATATTTGATCAGCCAGTAAATACAAATCCACTACCGTGGACTACACACTGGTTGTCAAGTTCAGGATTGCAAGTTGCACCACAAGAAACAGAAGTTGAATCCTACATCATCGGCGGTATCAAACAAGATGTTGACAAAGATTCATTGAAAGGATTTTCATTATGATACACATATGGGGTAAACCAGCATGTCCGTCATGCACAAAAGCAAAAGCACTATGCGAACAGCGTGGCTATCAATTTGAATATCTAGAACTAGGCAAAGATTTTGATAGAGATGCAGTTCTCACAGAATTTCCAGAAGCACGTACATTCCCGCAGATTGTTGTTAACGGACAAAAGATTGGCGGCTACGAACAGTTTACCAAATACATTGAAGATACAGGTTATACAGGAACAGGACACTCTTTATGATAATTGAAACACCATACAAAGCAACAGACACAGTTACTATCAAAACCACAGGTGGAGAAGAAGTTGTTTCTCGCTTTGTTGAAGAAGATGACAAATCAATTACTGTTGAAAAACCTATGGCCATT